GAGGCGTCGTGGATATGAGCCGCTTTCATATAGGTTCCAGCCGGAACCGACACGCCGTTGATCGTGGTGGGCGCGGTCAGGTGGAAGAACGGTGAGCCGTCTGCTGCTGCAGGGTTAGTAGCAACGGGTGCTATACTGAACTTGTCAGCAACAATCGCAAACTCGGAGAACGGAGCCGCGTTGTTTGCCGTCGAGGCCAATCCGAACCCGGAGACATAACCATTGTTGTCGATCTTGACGGTGTACTTCCCTTCCAGCCCATCGATATCAGTCGCCTGCGCCGTAAACGCCTGCTCCATTGTGATCCCGCCAACATTGTTCAACCGCGCCTCAATAGTCGTTGCCCGAGTCGCGAGCGCTGAATTACCGGAAGTGGCATGGTTAACAATTGTCTCAACCGTGTCTAACGCACTAGCTGTCGCGGCGACACCTGTCGATGGATGGTTTACTGTGGTTTCCAGGGTCGAGGTGCGCGTACCAAGCGCCGTGTTACCTGTTGTCGCGTGATTTACCGCAGTCTCAACAACATCAAGCGCGGATGCGGTAGCTGCGACGCCAGTAACTCCGTCATTCACCGTAGTTTCGATGGAGGATAATCTGGTCCCAAGTGCGGCATTGCCTGTTGTACCGTGGTTTACAGTAACCTCTACGGCGTCCAGCGCCGAAGCAGTCGCTGCGACGCCGGTTGTGCCGTCATTGACAGTCGCTTCAAGAGAGTCGAGCCTTAATGCTGACGCGGAATCTGCCGAAACCCTTGCCTGACGCTCATCGTACAACAACCCGGATGATAACGTACCCAGCGTAAGCCCTGCGGGGTCATTCACCCCGGTCAATTTCGCAGACAATTGCTGCCTGGCCGTTACTTCGGCGGCATCCGCCGTTGACCTGGCTGACCGCTCATCAAACAACAACCCGGCTGTCAGGCTGCCCAGCGTCAATCCAGCGGGGTCTTGCGTGCCGGTCACCTTGGAGGACAAGGCCTGTCTTGATGTAATCTCAGCCGAATCCGCTTGCGCTCTCGCTGTTGCCTCTTCGGCCAATGCGGCAACGGATGCAGCCGGGCCTTCACGTCCAAGCGCAACATAATCAAGCTCGGTAACAGACCCGGAGTTTGATGATATGTCCAACCGGATTGCGACGATAGTGCCGCCAGTCCATAGGGTATCCGCAGAAAAATCCCACGTTACCGTCGCCAGGTCCGACACCCAGGTTGGTTCGCCGGCGACAACAGATCGGGCAGCATCCCATGTAGAATCGCCGCTCCGCTTGTAGAAACAGCGCCCTTCCCAGGTGGGTGCGCCAGTGCGGCGAATGCGCGCCTTAACCGAAGCGTATTTACTCCCTTGTACACTCACGGCTGGCGAAAGATACTGTGGGTCGGCAGCGGTAGCAGTGAGTTTGGCCCAGCCGGCATTAAGTGATAGCGTTCCGTTTACCGAGGTCCAACTATCGAGCGCATCATCGAAATACCACACATCCGCCGAGTCGAAACCGCCGCCAACACCCGCTGACAACAGGCTGATCTGCTGCGCCAGTGCGCTGTCCTGATTTGCGCGGGCAATGCGCTCATCGTACAACATCCCCGAGGACAACGTGTTTAATGTTAAACCCGATGGGTCATTCACCCCGGTCAAGGCGGCGGATAGTGTTTGTCTCGCGGCCACCTCGGTGGCATCCGCTGTTGAACGCGCGCTGCGCTCATCGAATAACAACCCAGACGATAGCGTAGCAAGCGTCAGCCCTGATGGGTCTGCACTGCCCGTTACTTTAGTGGCAAGCGCCTCTCTACTCGCCACCTCCGACGAATCCGCAGTGCTCCGGGCTTCCCGCTCATCAAACAACAACCCGGAACTGAGTTGGGCCAGGTCAGTCCCAGAGTACCCGCCGCGAACCTGAGTGGCCAACGCAGCGCGCGCGGCAACCTCGGTGCTGTCAGCGTTACTTCTCGCCGTCCGCTCCTCAAACAACAGTCCAGTGGTGACAAAATTGATGTCCGCGCCGGTGTAGTCGCCCCGGAGTTGTGTTTCGAGATTCGTTCGCGCAGTGGCTTCCGCGCTATCCGCGTTTTCGCGCGTCGTTGCCTCGTTGTTAATAGCTGCAGTGCGTGAAGCTGCTTCGGCGTCAATTGCCGCGACACGCGCAGATACCTCATTGTTTATCGCAGTAATGCGGTTATTCGTTTCAACCAGGATTGCCGCTGTTCTGTCGTTAACCTCTTGCTGCAACGCAGCCGCGCGCAGGTCTGCTTCTTGCTGCAACGCAGCCGCGCGCAGGTCTGCTTCGGCCTTAACTCTTGCAGCCACAGACTGCGCCAAGGTATCAGGGCCGTCGATCAGGTCAATGCGGCTATTCAGCGCTGCGCTTAGTTCAGACTCCGACAACGAATCGGTTAACTGCTCCAACAAATAGGCCACATCCGGCGCAGTCTGCCCGAGAGTGCCTGCGGTTGCGTTCAGTGGGCCAATATCATCATTGGCGTTTACAAATCGCACCCAATAATACTTTTGCGCATCAGAGCCAACCGCGTCTGTGTAGATAACGCCATGCGAAATCCCGATCATCGACGCATTGCTGAAATTATCTGTATCAGAGCGCCAGATTTGAGTCAGTACATGACAGTTTGCCGATCCGTAGTTGATGCCGTCCCATTCCAGCACAATACTGGTCATTGCGCCTGTTGCGGTAAGACCAACCGGCGCAGGAGGTGGGAAACACCCGCTCATCGTTGTTGCTGCTGTCACAGCCCCTGATGAGTTAACCGAGTGGCTACCCGAGTTGATTAGATCCTGCCGAGTAACAACCGGATTATTGCCATCAAACGCCTCTCTCACTCGGTCAAGAAACCGCCTGATATCTGGCGACAATTTTGATGTGATTGATGGGAACCTTCCGCGCTTAGACATTGCTTATCTCGTCCATTGATTCAGCCAGGTAGACGCCGTAAACCTCAGCAGTTCCAGATAGTTCAATTTCCCAATCTTTGCTATCGACAGCCGGCAGTCGCTTAATCTCTCCGTCCGCAACAGGTTCCGTGTGGATCAACGATCCCGCTGCATAAACCTTGAGCGTAACCGGGTAGGTTTCAGCCAATACGCGGAAACAACTAAAACTCTTCTCGTTCTGATGTGTGAATTTCTTTGACCGCCAGGTATAGGTCATATTGCTGCCACCCTCAGCCCATTTCATAACACCACCACCTACGCCTAAATAAAGCGTATCGTTCTTCAGGTCGCTATACCCGGCTGTTGCATAGACATCATGCACAATGAACGCCCCAGACTTCGGGTCAAAGATGAAACCGCCCTGCGTTGTCCCGTTGTCGAAAAACCCGATATACATACCTTCGTATTGGTAGCCATGAATTGATTCAGGCTGAAAATACGTTTGCCACTGGGCTTTATCAAACAAGTTTTCCGTGACAACCCTGGAGCCACCAGGAGCAAGCGCGACCAACCCATCAGGTGATGCATAAAACACAGCGCCGTTCATGCTCAATATCGAGCGCTTCGACACGCAGGCTTGATGCAGGTCGGCATCGATCACCACCATTGAATCCGGGTGACTGCCCTGGATAAAAAACGGCAGGCCTTGGGTCAACACAACGACGGTCGTATCAATCGACCCAAGGCCAACGATTTTGTATTTGACTGATTGGGAATACCCAACAGGGAACGCGAATGGATGGTACGGATCAGAGAAATAGATATCGTTTCCAGTGAATCCAGCAAGTACGCCGCCCGGCAAGCCAATCAACCCTGACAGATCGGCGGGAGGCGGCTGCCATGTCAGCGACGGCATCTCTTCGCCAAGCCCCTCGTATGCCAGGACGGTATCATTGAAGGACAATGTTGCCGCGCTAACCTCCGCCACAAAAAGGAACGAGGCGTCTGCACTTCCTTGCAGCGACCGGTATATCCGTTTCTTTGTGATGTTGAAATTTCCTGATGGCGGAACCGGTAGCGTAACCGTCACTGTTTGCCCAGTCAGAACATCAACCGTCGCGCCAGCCGCGTACGGGGCGGACTCTTCAGACCACGAATTTACCAACGTGTAAGTGTAAACTCTGGTCTCTGTTGTTGCGCCAGTTTCCGGGGCCCCAACCGCCACCACAGACAGGGCCGCAGTCGGCTCCGGTAAGCCCAATTGATACGCTGCAACCGGGTAATTCGTGCCACCCGTTAACGCCAGCGCGTTATCTGTCGCCTTTGGAACGCCATCCCCGGTAAAAAACGTGCGCTCAGATGTGTCACCAGAGATAAAGCCTTTGACCACATCAACATCGGATAACCAGTGAAACCAGTATTGAACATCTGAGTCTACATCCATGCCGAATCGGTACATGGATAATACGTCGCCAACCTTCTCAAAATCATAGCCCGTATCGGCATGGGTTGTCAGCGCGCGCAACGGGCCAACCCAGGCCGGGCAATTCAGAGCAGTTTGCGCCTGGTCATCACGCAGATATCGCGCCGGATTTCTTGGCGCGATCCCTGAAAAGTTGTTGATAGCGATAACGGTCATTCAGTTCAACTTTCCGGGATAGGGGCCACGGCGGCATCGGTTGATGTCTTGCTGGAGAGGAACACGCTGAACGCCTGCAGATGCACATTGGCCCGGCTGAGGTTTGATGCGTTCTGCCCGTCCTTCATGAAGGCGCGATACAGGATGAAATCCACCAATGGGTGTATATACACATCATCTAATCTGATTGTGTCAGTGCTGGAACTGGCAGGGTCAAGGTTGCCAACGGTCATTGCGTGAGGCGCTGGCAAGGCCAGATACACAACCTCAACCTCTGCTGCTGATGTCGCCGGCGGATAAACCCAGAACACATTCGGGTCATCCGGGTCGTGCATGTAGTGCTGAATATTCACGGATTGAGTGTGCGTATGCCAATCCGTCTGATGCTTATCCAATACGGCGGAGTCTATCTGTGTGATTGACCCGTTATTCGAGGTGGCTGCTACGTTACGCTTTGCCTTCCGAAACCGTATAGCATCTGGATTAGCTGTCTTTATTTCTTGTCTTGTGCCGGCAGTGCAGGCGTGTGTAACGGTTTTGGTGTTGGCGTCTGGTTTCAGCCCAAGGATTGCGCCATACCCATCATTCAACCAACGCTGAAGCTCCAGGCGCGGCCAGCGTACATTAGCGTCCTTCAGGACATCCTCGACACGCGCAATGATTTCACGAACTTTGGTGGTAGCCATCAGAAGTAATGCCCACGGATTCTGCGCGGCTTTCTGGTTCCGCTTCGGTCGCGCCGAGAGGCGGCATCATCAATCGACCCGCTAAATATCATTGCGTCCTTCGTTTGCTCGTTCTCGTTATTCCACTCGTCGTAGTTCTCTCGCAGCCAGGCGCGCGCACCAGCGGCAATACCATTACGCCAGTCGATATACAGCGCGTCAGGAACGCTTGTGGCGTCATCTGCTGGGCGAACCGATGCTTTAACGGTTAGTGTTTCAACGGCGTCAGGGATATTCCCAAGAACAATTTGATTATCCGCGTCCAGGTAGTAATGCGACGCTTCTCCGCTATTTGTGTCAAAACTCTCGGACTCGAATTCAGCCTCACTGGAGGCGTCAAGAAAATTGGTATCGCGTCGGATATATTCAATTCTGAACGGTGTCAGGTCGGTGATTGATAGCGAATATGCTGACGTGCCGACCGCTGTTGTAATAGTTGTTTTTTTGGTAATCAATCGGGATCGCTTGCAGAAATCGATAGCGGCCTCCCTCACCGCAACCTCAATTAATGGTTGTGGGCAGTCAGGTATCTTTGCCCGGACCAGGCTGACGAACGCGGACAATGCAGCCATTCAATTGATCAACCTTTCTTGCGGCGCGGTCGCCCGCGGCGCGGCGTCGATTTAGCGACAAGCGGCGAGTTCTCACGAGCTTCTTCGCTTGGCCTCAGTTCCGTATCAGACCGGTCATCAAAATCCGACTGGTCTTGCTTGTTCGGGATGCGGTAGCCCTCGGGGATCTGCATGAATCGCGAAATGTGCTGCTTATCAACGACTTCGCAAGTGTAATCATTGCTTTTGTTGAAGGTGTACTTCTCGCCATCAATCTCAGCGGTATGGCCGTTCGCGCGCTTGATGATGCTCTCGATCTTCATGGAATCCTCGACAGGTTATTAAAAAATGGGGCCAGAGAAACCCAGCCCCATTCTAAATAACGGCTTATGCGCCGTGCGCAACTGCGCGATAAGACAGCGACAACTGTGCTGTCCCAGCCGCGCCGGTAGCTGCAGCGGTCGCTACTTTGTAGCCGACAGCAACACCAGTCGAGCCGCCTTGCACCGCAAGCGCGGCCAGGGTCGGCGTCAAACGCGCGGCCCCACCGGCTTGACCTTCGGTAATACTGGCCTCGATAGTGGTATCGAGATCAGTCTCACCAGTATTGATCGTGCCGAATGTGAGCGACAACGCAGGAGCGCCACCACTATCCAGATCATCAAACGCATAGACCGCATCAACCAGGACGCAATCAGCGGGCAGTTCGCCCATGATGATCAAATCACCAGCGCCGAGATCGCCGGCAGCGACTTCGACAGACAGCAGCACATTAAGCACCTCACTGCCGACAGGAGAGGGCATCGGCTGCTTGCCGGTAGCCCATGCAGATTTTGTATTTGCCATGTTTCAAATCTCCGAAAATGAGTGATTAGGTCGGGTCAGCCGCAGCGGTATCGAGCGCGATGACGCCGAAGTCACGCGGAGTTCCGTCGATAGTGAACGAGGACTTTTTCACGCCCAGAATGGAACTGGTAGTGATAACAACCTCATTGCCGCGATCTTCCATTTCCTCGTTCCAGTCGAAGCGCAGGAAAGTGCCTGGTGAGCCAAATGCCACCACGCCAGCCTGGCGACCCATGAACAACGCGCGAGCGGCGGCGATATTGGAACCCGCTCCGTAGTCGCTGAATCGAATCACCCCTTTGTGCTCATGCAGGATGACGTTGTTATGCATTCCGAGACCACCGCGACAGATCGGGCTTTTGCGGCCTTCTGCAGTCGCCAGTGACTTCTGAATATCCAGCCATCCACCAGTGCCGACAGCGGTACGCATGTCGTATGCCTGCCACGGATGCATAACCAGAACGTAATGCGGTTCACCGTCAATCTCTACGGGCTGAATCGCGGGAATTCCAGATGTCCCTCCACCCATTGTCGAGGCGCGAGCTACCGCGCGATCAACCAGAGTCAAGTCCATCTTGTCCTCGGCTTCTACAGTGGCCTTGCTGGTCGGCGCGGTCGTGCCGGCACCGTACAGGAGGTGCTGGGTGTCAGGTGGCGACAGTGCGTTACCAGCATACCCAGTGAAATCCGTGTCCTCGATGTAGTCAGCATTAACGCCACGAGCACCAGCCAGATAGATCATGATGGTTTCATCAAACAGGCGAGACCACCACTCAGACTGGCGAACACGACTGATCTTACGCATGTCGTGAATCGTGCGTTTGCGGGTCATTTTGCCGCCGCCGTTCACGCCGCCGCGCAACTGGTCGATGAACAGGTTGTCAGTATAGAACTGCAGACGCTCTTCCTTTCCGCGCAGGGTTGCATCACCCTGAATCGGCTTCATCTTGAGTTGCATCACCAGGTCATACGAAACATTATCGCCGGCATCAGATTCAAGATCAGGGATGGTTTGCAGTGGGGTCTGGGCTTCTTCGCCCTCGCCCATGAACTTCTTGTTGAAGTAGGATTTCCGGCCAATATCCACGGCCAGAAAGGCGCTGTATCGTTTGACGGCTTTCGCGTCACCGACACCTACGACTGTTTTTGCCATTTTGAGTGCTCCAATTATTTACAGTTAAACAAACAATCAGATTTGCACTCTTGCGCAGGTCTAATATGCGCCCTTTATAACAATGCGACCAGCATTCGCAAAAATGCGACCAGCATTTAGTTACGATTTGTAAAACCCCGGCGCATGTCCGGGGAGTACAAGATCACGGCGGCGTTAGTTGGTAGTGCGCCAACGAGGTGCCCTTTGCTTCTTCCGCTCTTGCTGCAGCGGTTATCGAAGCCACCGACTGCTAGGCTTGTTTCGAGCCTTGATTGATGCCGTTTTTGACAACATCAATCGCGCTCTCTCGGGTTGGAGGGTGAATATCGATGCCGTCTTCAGCATCAATTGACAGCCTGGCCAACTGCCCGGACTTCGATTTAACTGTAACCTTGACGCGCCCCGACCCATTGAAATAGATCGTTTCGCCAACACGCACATCGACATTCAAACCCGACACAAACTACCCCTGCAGGTAACGCCTTTCCGCTTCAGGCCCGAGTTTGGCTAATTCACGCTCCAGCGCAGTACCGCTCAATTTATCCAGATGGGCAAACTCATCCTCTTTGCCAACATCCGCCTGGTCGGCGGCAGGCATATCGCCAAGGTTCGGCGGAATCTCAGCGGTCTTGGCCTTCTTGCCGGGCTTCGACTTGCTTTTGTCTTGATCTCCTGTTTGTGTAGGTTGCTGGCCCATCAAGGCTCTGACCTGGCGATTCGCCTCTTCCAGAAACCAGGACATTGATCGATCTTTATTGGCTTCATCCGAACCCAGCGCTTTAACCGCCGTATTGAATGCAGACCCCAAAATCTCACTGTCTTTGTAAATCTGGTTTTCCTTTTTGCTGAAAAACTGCTCTTGCGTCCATTCCCATTTTTGCTGAGAACTCTGCTGCGCCTGCTCTGTTGCAATATCACTTTTTAGTTTGGCGTCGTGCAGCTCGCGAGCCGACTTCTCGATCTGATCACGCTCTGACTCGTACTCCTCAATGTCAATATCACCATCATTGAACCGCTTGCGCAGGTCTTTTTTCTGGTCATCGAGCGCGGCCATTTTGTCATCGTAGTCCGCGACGGACTCTGGCTTGTAACGCGGCTCGAATTCGGGCGCGTCCTGCTCGTCGGAATCATCACCGCCTTCTTCCTGCTCACCATCATCCGCTTCATCATCGGGGGAGTCATCATCAGTGGTGGATTCCTCTTCGACTTCATCATCGTCAGAATCTTCCTCTTCCTCGATTTCTTCCTCCTGGTCTTCATCATCCTCCAGCGCAGCGCGCTCTTCATCGGACAATTTCATCAATTCCTCTTCCGTAAAATCTCGCACAGACATTTCATACCTCGTTGGCTTGGTTACATGGGTTGTTGACCGGACTGATCAAAAATATCAACCGGCTCAGGAATTTGGTTTTGCTCATCGGGAGGGGAATCCTCGAATCCAGCAGATTCCAGCAAATCATCCGCGACAGGGGCAATACCGGGGTTGGCGATGATCATCCCGGCAGACTCAAACGCCTTGGTCATTGCATCCAGTTTGCTGTTGAGCGCATCCGATGTCAGTTTCTCGCCCTTTGCGGCTATCTCTTGCAGTTCAGCGGTCATGCGCTTGATCGCAATATCTTGCGTCAGTGCCTCGATCTGCTTTTGATTTTGTTCGGCTGCCAGTTCTTCCTCGGTTGGCTCCGATTCAGGGTCACGCATACCATTGATCTGGCGAATGCGCGCAACCAGTTCATCGCGGTTCGGCACATCTGCCATTTCGACAACCAGGTCCAGTAGACGCAAGGCAACATCTGGCGACATTTGCGCCAACCGTCCAACAATCTCAAACAGGCTTTCAAACATAGCGATGCGCAGTGAATCGCGGTAATCCTGCTCTGACACGATAAAATCCGCATGCATTGTGGTTATATCATTCAGGATTTCGCCGGTTGCCTCGTCGCGCTTGTTAATATCGACGAATTGCGGGTTGCCACGCTCACCGGTCACGCGGACAACTTTCTCATCAGTGTAAAACTGCTCTACCAGAGACAACTCAATTTCACCGGCTGTCTGGATGGCGAAACGCAGGTTATCGAACAACTCTGTTGTTACTACGCCACCCTGCTCCTGACGGGCAATGATTGCTTTTCCTGAGTTTGCATTGGTCTGCCGGCCTAGGTTCTCATCCGTAACGCCACCCATATTGCGCACATAACGCTGATCGCGGTCCATCAGCATCAGGTGCTCTTGAGCCAGTTGCGTATCGCGCCGGATGTTGATCTCTTTGCCAGGGTTCTTCTCTAGCCAGCCATCGGGGCGCGCAACCTCCTCACGCGCCTCTTCGATGTCATCTACCGCATTCTTGTCGGCAATTACCTGATTGCTGGACAGTATCCACAACGCTTTAGAGTTGCGCTTGTTGATCCCATCCTGTGGGTCGCGCATGACGCGAATCGGGCCGTACGGCGCATTGTCGCGCGCTCTGCGGTATGCCCAAATAGGCACAAATGGAAACTTGCCGTGCTCGTATGGTGATTTACCCTCCCACACGAGTCCTGACTCAGTGAATATCGCGCAGCGGATCTCGGTTTCAACCTTGTCGTATAGACTGCACTCACCGTCATATGCTTCACGGTAATGCGCCGGATTCTTCTGGTCGTAATACTGGCCATGGAATGTGCCGCCCATGAATTTCTTGCGCGAGACCGGCATCAAATACCAGCACTCGATGAATTTCACCCGATTGCGCTTCGTGAGTGCGAACGCGCTGCCGTCATACGGGCGATACTTGCCCATGCTGGATGCTGCGTAATCCTG